TAATGAAAGAACCACAAAAGGAATATATTTATTGGCCTGATAGAAAAGAAAGAGTAGAACTTTTTATAAAAGAATTAGATAAGTTTATAGATTCACATTGACTGGAGAAAGATATGAGTTTAAAAGACAGGTTGATAAAAAATTCAACTATTGATTACACATCTACCCTTACAGAAAGTAAGATTTACACTAAAAAAGATATGATTCAAACCTCAGTGCCTATGATTAATGTGGCACTTGGTGGTTCTATTGATGGTGGTTTAACTCCTGGTTTAACAATGTTAGCTGGGCCGTCGAAACATTTCAAGACTGGGTTTTCTTTGTTATTAGCATCTGCTTTTCTAAAAAAGTATGAGGATGGTGTTGTTTTATTTTATGATTCAGAGTTTGGAACACCGCAATCATACTTTGAAACATTTGGTATCGATTTGGATTCAGTAATCCATACACCAATCACAGATGTTGAAGAACTAAAACATGATATTATGAAACAGATGAAGGATATTGAACGAGGGGATAAGGTTTTTATCCTTGTAGATTCAATTGGCAATCTTGCTTCAAAGAAAGAAGTTGAAGACGCTCTAGATGGTAAATCTGTTGCTGATATGACAAGAGCAAAACAATTAAAATCTTTGTTTCGTATGGTAACACCACATCTATCATTGAAAGATATTCCAATGGCAGTTGTCAATCATACTTATAAAGAAATTGGAATGTTTCCAAAAGATATCGTTGGTGGTGGTACAGGAAGTTATTATTCAGCAGACAATATTTGGATTCTTGGAAGACAACAAGATAAAGATGGTTCTGAGATAGCAGGTTATCATTTCATTATCAATATTGAAAAATCTCGTTATGTAAAAGAAAAGAGTAAAATTCCCATTACTATTTCTTGGGAAGGTGGTATTAATAAATGGTCAGGTTTGTTTGATGTTGCACTTGAAGGAGAATATATTGTAAAACCAAAGAATGGATGGTATGCTCTTGTAGATAGAGAAACTGGAGAAATTCAGGAACCTAATATGAGAGCAAAAGATATTGTGAATAATAAAGAACTTTGGATGAAAATGTTCAAAGAGACAGATTTTCCACAATATATTGAGAAGAAATATAAAGTTGGTTTTTCTAATATTATAGAGGAAGATGAAGTAGAATGAGCATAGAAAGAGTTATTTTTGATAACTTAATCTTTAATGAGACTTATGGAAGAAAAGTAATTCCTTTCCTCAAAGAAGAGTATTTCTCTGATAAAAATGAAAAGATTGTATTCAATCTAATTGATGACTATGTAAAAAACTATAATTCTTTTCCAACAAAAGAGGCACTATATATTGACCTTACGAATAAGGAAGGAATCAATGAAGATTCCTTTCAAACTTGTAAAGAAATAGTTGATAATATCAATAAGCGATATGACACAGATTTGGACTGGTTACTTAACCAAACAGAAAAGTTTTGTCAAGAGAAGTCTGTGTATAATGCTATAATGGAGAGTATTTCTATTTTGGATGATAAAACAGGTAAGAAAACAAAAGGTGCTATTCCAGATATTTTATCAAATGCACTTGCTGTTTCATTTGATTCACATATTGGTCACGACTTTATTGAAAACTACGAGGAACGGTTTGATTTCTATCATCGTAAAGAAGTTAGGGTTGAATTTGATTTAGATTATTTTAATGAAATCACTCGTGGTGGATTACCAAGGAAAACTTTGAACATTGCTCTAGCAGGAACTGGCGTTGGGAAAAGTTTATTTATGTGTCATTGTGCTTCTGCTAATCTGACTGCAGGATTAAATGTACTTTATATTACTATGGAAATGGCAGAAGAAAAGATTGCTGAAAGAATAGATGCTAATTTACTTGATATTTCTGTTGAAGATTTATCATCACTGTCAAAAAATTCATATGATAAAAAGATGAAACGACTAAAGGAAAAAACAAAGGGTAAGTTGATTATCAAAGAATATCCAACTGCTTGTGCAGGTTCTGGTAATTTTCGCCATCTTTTGAATGAACTTAAAATTAAGAAAAGTTTTGTGCCAGATATTATCTATATTGATTATCTTAATATTTGTTTATCCACAAGATTGAAATCTAACTCTAATGCAAATTCTTATACTTTCATTAAAGCAATTGCTGAAGAACTACGAGGTCTAGCAGTGGAATACAATGTTCCTATTGTATCTGCAACTCAAACAACTAGAAGTGGATATTCAAATTCTGATTTAGGATTAGAAGATACTTCTGAAAGTTTTGGACTTCCAGCAACTGCAGATTTTATGTTTGCACTTATCTCAACAGAAGAGTTAGAGTCACTTAATCAGATTATGGTTAAACAACTTAAAAATAGATATTCCGACCCAAGTTCTAATCGTAGATTTGTTGTTGGTGTTGATAGAGATAAAATGCGTCTCTATAATGCAGAAGATAATGCACAAGAAGATATTGTTGATGGTCCATTATCACAAAAGAACTTTGATAATAGTCGTTTGAAGGAATTATTCAGTGAAGTATAAAATTGTAAGAAGAAATCGTAAGTACTGTATTCTAGAGATAGAAACAGATCAAATTATATGTTGTTTTGAGGAACAAGATGGTGCTAGAAAAAGTATGAATCATCTAAATTATGGTGGTGGTTTTGATGGTTGGACTCCAGAGTTTTTAACTTTAAAAGAGTTAAAGTATAAATATACTTAAAAACAATGGAGTATTAAATGCTTTCTTTTAAAGAATATTCTCAGTTAAATGAAAGTCCTGATGTTGCTGGTCATATCATTAATCATATAATCGAACATCCTAAACTGAAAGATTTTTCTGATAGAGTTAAAGTTCATAAAAGAGCAGCTAAGCATTGGTGGGAAGAACATGGTCCTGGTATTATAGATGGATATACTGAATCTGTCGCTGCTGATAGAGCGGCACCAGATGTTGGTGGTCCTGCCTTTGTTCATTCTGCTATAAATTCTGCTTTAGAAGGTCGTAAGTTACTTAAAAGCTATTTGGAACATGTAAAAGCTGCTGAAAAAGCACTATCTATAATACAAAATCCAAAAACCCAAGCAAAACAAAGAACATTAGGATTATCAAAATGAGTTATCTAGAAAAAGCAGCAGCATTTAATATCACAGAAGAACTTTTCCATCATTTAGAAAATGAAATTCCATTACACGAAAATCTATTTCGTGTTGGTTCTGAAAAGTACTACGAATTATTTCGTGAAGCAAGAAACCTATACTATGAAGGTTTGATTGACCTAGAAGGAACAGACAAATATTTGATTGAAGAAACAGATATTGGTGAGTTTGCTGAATATGAAGGTCAAATTGTTCCTCTTGATTGTCCTATGATTGAAGATGATGATGAAATAGAAGAAGAAAAGAAAGACCCACCAATTGGTAAACCAATGAAAGGTGGTCCAAAGAAATTTTATGTTTATGTAAGAACACCAGATGGTGGTGTAAAGAAAGTCACCTGGGGTGATACAACTGGGTTAAAAGTAAGATTGAACAATCCAGAAGCAAGGAAATCATTTGCTGCAAGACATCAGTGTTCAAAACAAAAAGATAGAACAAAAGCAGCTTACTGGGCTTGTAATACTCCTCGATATGCCAAACAACTTGGTTTATCTGGAGGAGGTAACTTTTTTTGGTAGCATAAGATGGCATATTACATAAGACTTAAAAATTAGGATAGAAGAATGTTAAGTTTTAAACAATTCATAAAAGAAGACACAGAACCACAAACAACTCCTTCCGAATGGGAAAATAAAACTCCACGTGGCATGGAAGAACATGATGAAGTCAATTTTCAGTTAAATGACCATAAAGAAGGAAATGTGCAATGGCATCCTGATGTTGTTCAAGCATTAGAACATCTTAAGACACCAGAAAATTTTGAAGCTGCACTTAACAAAGCAACTAAAGAAACAAGAACTGCAGAAGAATTCGAAAATAATATAGGAAATCATGAAGTGGGAAAATCTTTAAAACAATTATCTAAAGATTTGCATCCTGATAAATGGGAAAGAGCAAAAGAAGGCAACACACCGCCAGGAATTTTGTTAAGAGTTACTAATCACGAAACCGGTGAAACACAAGAACATGCACTAGCTGGTGCATCAAATATGGCAGTAGATGCTGCCAGGAACAAAGAACAAAAAACAGGACTAAACACTCCTGTTTTGGTTATTGATCATAGTATCAATAAAAATTAAGACAGGATATTGATAAAATTTTTTGGTAGGATAAAAGAATAAGTAAAATAGGAAACTAAAAATGTATCAACTAGACGAAAAAAGAAAACCTAAAAATAATGGTCATAATGGTAAGAAGCATAATTGTGCTTCTAAAGTGAAATCTGAAGAATATGGTATTGGAGAATGTATTAAAACTATGCACGCAGAACCAGATGAAAATGGTTATGTTGCTTGGTATGATGTTCTTTTTGAACACGGTATTGAAGAACAAGTTCCAACTGAATCTCTAGAAATTCTTGTTTCAGAATCACACACATAAGGATAAATTAAATGTTATTTTTACTACTAATGGCTATGGGATTTGAACCACAAGAACATCCACATTGGGCAAAAGAAGTATTTGCTAATGCAGAAGATGGTTATGTAGAACCAGTGAAAGTTAAGAAAATAAAAGTTAAAAGACATTATGTAAAAAGAAACTATACTGAAGATTGGAAAAAATCAGTATTTGAACCTCAAGACTAATGAATCCATACATAGATAATGATGATATAAGAACTTTCTCTAAGTCTGTTGATGAAATGGAATTAATTTGGCATCGTGATAAAGAAGATAGAAAAGTAACTGTTCTTGAAGGAAGAGACTGG